GAAAAAATAAGGGTATTATAGCGATACTCAAAAAGAATCCCATTTATGAAAAAATAATAATGGCAGAGAGTTCTGCAAATGCAGATACTCCTAATTCTAGAAGAGGGGCAATAGGGTTAATGCAAATTATGCCATCTACCGCTTTAGGTCGTGTTGATAAGAAAGGTAGACAACTATTCGCACATGGAATGAACAGAACTTTAACCCTAGAAGAGCTAAAAGACCCTTTGAAGAATATACAGTTTGGTGTTGAGTACTTTGAAGCATTGAAGAAAGATTTCGGAACAGATGCTAACGCTCTGATAGCATATAATTGGGGACCAGATAATTTTAAAAAGTGGAGAGACTCTGGGAAAAGCTTTTTCATGCTGCCTAAAGAAACGAGAGACTACTTATCAAGGATTATACCTAAAAAAGAACTTGAAAAGATGGTAAACCATAATCCTATCATACCGCCCAATCCTGAAAACAGACCAGTAAGGCGTAGAGGAGACAAGTAAAGTGGAGTGGTTAATCTTAACAATCGGTGCTAAGTTCTGCTGCATCGCAGCGTCTGGGGTAGGCGGTCTGGCTAACTGGGCTGTGCGGAAAGCTATTAGTTGGCGTGACTTGGTACTAGCCATACTTGTAGGTTGGGCTTCGGCGGAGTTCTTCATCCCGCCTGTTATGAAACACTGGGAACTAGACATGACATGGGGACCAGCAATAGCATTTATCATAGGCTTCTGCGGAATACGGCTGTTACCTGTAATTGAGCAAGCTTTGACAAATAAGCTTAAAGGCAGTCAGAATGGAAAGTAAGAGCCTAGACTTAACCGAAGAACTGTCCGACACACTACCGCCCAGAGATGAAGCAATGGCAGCGGCGTTACGAGCGTTGCAAGCGATTGCTAAACATGAAAAGGAGTGTGGACAACGGTGGGGAGAAGCCCACGCAGAGATGAAGCTAATAAGACAACAGCTAGGAATACATTCCCGTAGGTGGGAACGTCTAGCATGGTTGGTTATAGGTACAATGACTGCTGGTGTTGTAGCAGTTGTGGTGCAATCTTTGAAATTTTAGAGAGGACTTAATTATGGAAACTGAAACTGTAGGTATTGTCACTCATGTGATGACTTGGTTTGGAGACATACCAGCTTGGATCACGGCTGTAACAACTTTGGTCACAGCGGCCACAGCGATTACCGCTTTGACCCCCACCCGTAAAGACGATATGATTATCGGCAAAGTACTATGGGTGCTTAACATAGTTGCTGGCAATGTTGGTAAGAACAAGAACCTAGACGCATAGCTAAAGTGCATATTCTAGGCTTAATAAAAGTACTGCTCCGATTGGCTGGTAATTTATCAGAATGGGCTATGCGTAGACAACTGATAAAGGCTGGCGAATCGGCAGCAGTGAACAAAGGTTTGGTCGATGTTGCAAACACCATTGAAAAAGCTCGCGTTGCTAGGAACAATATTGATAGTAAGCGGCTGCGCTCTAAGTACAGGCGTATTGCAAAATACCTTGGTGCCAAGAGGGACGATTAAGTACGTGCCTTGCGTATCTCTCCCCGGACCTTTCTTCTACGAGGACGAGAACGTGGACACCCACTTCCCTATAAGGATGAGCGACGAGACTTTAGAGTGGGCAGACGAGTACAACGCTGTCTACGAGGAGCTATGTGAATAAAATGGCGCAACCCGGTCTTCTATCAGAATCTGAATCTCAGCAGCCTCAGTCTGGTTTACTACCCGTACCTGACAATGCGGAGTACGGTATGCTCAGTGCTTTAGGGTTAGGAGAGGTGACTCGCAGAAAGTTTTTGCAAGGTGCGGCATCTGTTGCTATGCCTAAGTTTCCTTTTCAGAGTATTTTAAAAGGAGTTGATTTATCGAGTTCTAGTATAGGCGATCTTTATAAACTACAGAGCAGGATTAAGAAACTCATGGTACAATATCTGGGAAGTACTGTTGGAGGTGGTTCCGGGGTATACGGAGGTTTTGAAGGCTCACGACACGCTGCGGATAGGGTANGGGGAAATGCTGAGAAGGCATCAAGACGGTACTGGAAACGTCTTTCACAGGAGTACGAAGATGTTAATGAAGTTCTGTCAAAAAAGAGTGGCGTATGGACAAATGTTAAGCCAGATCACACCGGAAGGGTGGTAACCCCAGATCGACCCTACATCCGTGACAGTATGTTACTGAAGTATGACTTAACCAAAGATGTATCTCCCTTTGATCGAAAAGACCCCCCTCCTAATTTTAAATCTTGGGCAGTGTTACAAAATGAAGTCAGAGATGACTTACTAGAACAGGAAAAGATTACGGGAAGAACTTTGGTAACTCGTCGAGGATTACCTATTGGCACTCCCCTACCGGGAACTGCTCCTAGACTTAAAGATGTTGAAAGAACAAACAGACCTGAGTCTTCAGACACTGAAAGAAAACCGCAGCCACGGCAAGTTGACAGGCCACTTTCAGATTCTCCTAGACTTACAAGAACTGCTTCCCCACCTGTTCAATTTCCTTCAGGTAGAGACATTTCCCGCATGGCACTGCGAGGAGCAACTACAGCAGCAGGATGGCCTTTAGCCTTAGCATCATTCGGTATTCCCACCGCTCGTAGTGGAGAATCTCAGATGTTGGCAGAACTAGCTGACCAGCCGGACGCAGATGTAGAGGCTGCTATCAGATCTTATCGACAGAGGGCAGCGCAAGAACAGCAGGAATCAGCGATCAGGAGAGAACAGGCGGCAGGATTATTAATGTCAGGGATGCCTTGAGGAAATGATCTGCCTATACTGCGGTGCTGGTAAAGGTAACAAACAATCTTGCCCAATATGTGGCGGGATGAAAGGTAAATAGATGTATGGTCTGTTAGCAGAGGCAGGGAGGGCGGAAGACAACGCTGCTCTAGGCGGTCAAGTTGCTCATATTAGCGCAGCAGAAGCCGATCTACTTAAACGACTAGGTGGTGCTGGTACTGCTAATCCCGTAACAGGTCTACCTGAATACATAGGAACAGGTAGCGGAGTGGCTGGCGGCTTAGGCGGCGCACTGGGAATGCCGGGTATAGGGATTTCTGTTGCAAGTGCATTAGGGCAGGGAGGAAATTCTGTTTCTACGATGTCGGGGCGAGCTGCTCTGAGTAACATGGGGATGCCCACTACTACCACTACTGCACAGTACGGCGGTCCTCGTGGCAACCCACCACCTTCATCGAATGCGCCAGCAGCATCTACTGCAACAAATCAAGGGCTGTCTGTTTCTCCACTTGCAAGTAGTATATATGGCCGTGTTGCTAACATAGCAAATTCAAATATAGCGGCTGACTCTGGATTGGTTGGAAAGGGCTTATTTGGACAACTAGGACACGTTCTTGGTAAGGCTTCAACAACCGGGATACTTGGATTTCTAGGCGATTCAGGAGCATTAGGTCCAGCAGTACAAGCAATGGTAAGGGGAACAACCACTCCTCCATATGGGGGTGAGGGGTCTTCAGCAGCGGGAACAAGCCAAGGGACTAGTGGTGAGAATACGGCTGTTATAGGGGGTATTGAAGACACAGGTCTACAGGTAGCAGGTACAGGGCTACCTCAAAATGTTACAGATCCGGGGATCAGTATTGTATAATAACTAATACGGGATCTCGTAAGATACGATGAATCCACCATATAATATGATAAACAGTATGGTCGCGGTAAAGAACAATACTCTATGTTTTCCCATATCACCCCACCTTATTACTTTGTCGCAACTTCTCTATCTTATCAGATAGCTCCTTGAGCTTCTTGTAAGATTCCTGAAGCTGCTCTTGTAAATCCTTTACATTCTTTCTTAAAATTACGTTCATAGCCTCGTGATCGTACTCCATTAGACCGTATCTCCCTGATAAAACTTAGACCCACTCTACACTCCGCACGATCCACCTCGTTGCGTAATGCTGCAAATATCGTGTGCCTCGATACCTTCTTCAAACTCTTCTCCAAGCTTGGTCACAGCTTCACTATATGGCACAGAGCTAAGTGGTTGACCCCCTCTGCATCCGTTAGGATACACGGTAAATCCGCGCAGCCGGTGAGCATAAGAAGCAAGAGTGTCAGCAAAACTAGATACAGTATCTTCATTGTTCAGCTTTGTTCCCCATGCAGGTAAGTTAATAGTGGATGAAATAGCCATGTCTACATAATCTTGTACATCTGCTTGGAATGCAATACGTCTTTTATAATCCTCTGCCAAATCAATAGCAGACTCTATTTTTTCTGGCTTGGTCCCATGAATGTTGATGATCTCTTGCGCTGCACTATCGACAACATATTGATAATGCCATCTTTGGTTAGATTTTAGATACCTACGACGATAGGCCACAGCAAAAATAGGTTCAACCCCAGTGCTAGTACCAGCAAGGATACCGATTGAGCCAGTTGGGGCAATCGCTCTATTAGCCACAGGAGTACTAATAGAAAGATCCCTAGAGTAATCACGGCTAGTACTATCGCTAACTCCTCTATAGACACTGAGCCATCTGTGAAGTTCATCTGTAACCTCATACTTGTACCCCTTCTTGATGAGCCACTCATGTACCCCCATCAAGCCTAGTCCTAGCCTACGGTTCTTCTCCCGCACCTTATCGACACGAGGATAGGGAAGAGTAGCCTTTAACGTGCCACATAGGAGAAACTTTGTAGCAAGTTCGCATACAGTAGAGAACTCTGCTATGTCTTCTATACGCCCAAGGTTGAGCGAACCAAGGTTACAAACGTCTGAATCATCTGCACTAGTGACCTCAGTACACGCATTACGAAGTGTTTCATTTTCCTTATCAAAAAAATTAAAGCTAAAGCCCGGTTCAGCGGTGGAGAGAGCTTGTTTAACATTCTGGCGAAAAGTATTCCCGACACTGCCCGTCTCCCAGTAATTAGTAAGCCAATCTGTATCGTAGTTGAGGCTCACGTTGGTCATGTCCAGAGGAGCGGGGAAGTTAAAGTCCTGTTCCTTAACCTGACCTAAGCTAACACCTGTGCTACCCACTGGCATATCGTACCAGTTCTTAGCGTTAAGTAACTCTTCAGCATCTAGGTGCTGCCAGTTTAGGCTTGCGTAGATAGCACTCCTACGACTTCCCCCCTGCATCACCCTGCGGCCTATCTCGTTTATCATCTGCATCTTTGGAACCGGCCCACTGGCAATACCACCTGTGGACTTCAGCCTTGAACCAGAGTGACGGTATACTGAATAGTCCACGCCGATCCCCCCGCCCGTCATCAGGCAACTTTCTACTTTCCATGATAAATTAGCCCAATCCTCTCTGGTATCTTCCTCTGCCTTGAGTAGATAACAATTGTTAAAAAACTTATTAGTCCTGCCAGCGTAGTAGAGATACCTACCACCTGGAATAAACTTCAGGT